AAAGATACAATAGATGAAATAAAATTTAAAGCTCCAAGATTTGTCTCATCTACTAATAGAGCAGTAACTGCCGCAGATTACAAATCTATTATAGAAGCAAATTATCCGTTGGTTGAATCTGTATCGGTGTGGGGCGGAGAAGATAACGATCCTCCAAAGTATGGTAAAGTTATTATATCGCTAAAACCATACGAGGGTTATGTTGTTAGTGATACTGTAAAAACAAATATAACTAAAAATATTTTAGCCAGCAAAAAAGTAATGTCGGTAATACCCGAGTTTGTGGATCCAAAATATCTTTATGTTAATATAGACGCAAAGGTTAAATTTGCGGCAAAAAATTCTAAATATTCTGCACCTCAGATAGAATTACTTACTAGAGGAACTATAGATAATTACTTTAAACAAGAATTACAAAAATTTAATAAAAATTTTATATATTCTAAATTATCCAAATTAATAGATTCAATTAATCAATCTATTATCGGTAGTGTTTTAACAATTAAACTACAAAAAAGAATTCAACCTGTAATCAACGCTGAAAATGGGTATACAGGAAGCGATGCTATTAAATTTGCTAATAAATTAATTACGGGTAGTATAGCATCTACCGCATTTTATTATGATACAGCAACAACAGGAAATGTTACTATAGATAAAGTTTATATCCAAGATACATTATCTACAAATACTACAAGTAGTTTAAATTTAGTTGATTTTTATTCAAATCAAATTTTGGTTAGCGGAGTTGGTACTGTAAATTATTCTACAGGCACAGTATCCTTTAATAGTTTAAACATATCGGGATATGTAGAAAATTCTTCGGATATTAGAATATATGCAAAACCTGAAGAATTAGATATAACAACTACAAATGACATGATATTAGTAATAGACGATACCGCAACAAATACAGATGTTAAACGAACATCGGGTTTAACTGTCACAATATTAACAGAATAACATGGCATACGAAACACTTCCTAGTTTAGAACCAGTATTTGGGCCCTTAAAGGTATATGGCCAGTCTAAACCCGGACAAACTAATGGTGGTCTAACAGGCTGGTTTTATCCACTATATCTAACTAGAAAAGAAGCAATACTAGCAGACATAGAAAAAGGTGGAAAAGGAATATATCAAGTAATCACTTTCTATTATAAAGAAGGTGAGTTTTATGTTCCTGATAGTTTTGGTAGTTATGGTAAAAATAAGCAACCGCTAGTATATACACTATATGAGGGCGCCGGAGCAGAAAATCCTTTTGCTAAAATACAAAATAAATTATCATTATTAGTTGAAACTCAATTACCAGAATTTGTTCAATCAGACTATGGTATGTTTATAACTTTTATAAAAGCATATTATGAATTTTTAGAGCAAACAAATGAGGCTCAAGAATTACTGCAAAATATATCTAAGTATGCAGATGTGGACCAAACTTCTAGTTTTTTGATTGATAAGTTCTTTGAAAATTATGCATATGATATTACTAAATCTTCAGTATCAGATAATACGTTTTTAATTAAAAAAATTAGAGACATTTACAGTAGAAAAGGTACAGAAGATGCCTATAAAATCTTATTCAATATTTTATATAAAGAAACCATAGAATTTTTCTATCCGTATGAAATAGTATTAAAAACATCTTCAGGTAAGTGGTATCTACCTAAATCATTAAAAGTAAAACAAATAGATCCACTACAAAATATATTTGATTTTGAGAACACATTAATCGTAGGCGGTACATCTGGGGTAACTGCTGTAGTAAATAAAGTACAAAAAATAATATTAGGTGGTTATGAAATATATGAATTATTGTTAGATCCAAATAGTGTTACAAATTACTTTTATCCAAATGAAAAAATAACAGCATCTAAATCTGTATTGTTAAATGATGTAGTTGACACATCGAATTTAATTGCTACCACATACTCTGTTTTATCTAGAATAGATGTTATTGACGGAAAATTGGGATATGTGGTTGGTGCGCCAATAACAAATATATACGATCCTTCGGGTGATGGGTTATTTGCGAGCGCAAAGGTATCGGGCGTCAATCAATATGGCACTATAACGTCCATAGAAATAGATAATTCAGGAATAGCATATGGTCCTAATACCACAGTAGACATTGGCTTGCCTACAGGTAATTTACAGGGAACCTATAGTATAGTCAATGGAGTTGTTACTATAGAATTTTATAATATTCATAACATAAAGAAAAATACAAAATTATCTATTAACTATACAGGTAACACACTTAGTCCGGTTAATAACACATCTCATAATGTTATTGTTACCTCTGTACCAAATGTTCGTTCAATAAGATTTACATATCCCGGAATTTAAATGGCATATACTTTAAGTTACAACACAGGAACAGTTTCGGAAGGTTCGCCCGTAATTATTACTTTAAGTAATACGGGATTGCCAGATGGCACACTTGTACCTTTTGCAATATCTGGTACCGGTATTACTGCATTTGATTTTTTAAAATTAACGATTCTAACAGGCAATTTTATTATAAGAAATGGAACTAGTTCTATTACGTTAACGCCTGCCCAAGATTTAAAAACAGAAGGCGCAGAAACCTTTATACTTAGATTAACAGGAACTGGCAGAACAGAAAGTATAGCTATTGTAGTATTAGATACTTCTATACCAACAAGTGCTACAGCTGAATTTTTTATTACAACCTCGTTACCCTCAATAACAGAAGGTGAATTTGTAACCTTTACTGTTAGGGGTGTAAATGTTGCCGCAGGAACAAATGTTGCATATCAAGTATATGGTATACAGGCTGCAGATATTTACAATACACCGTTAACAGGCAATTTAACTTTCCGTGCAAATTCAAGTTATGATACTGTTGCCAATGTAGTTTTAAGAACTATAGAAGATCTTAAAACTGAAGGTAACGAAAATATTGCAATGTTAATATATCCTACATTTGCATATTCGTTAACAGTTAGTGGCACTACTGTCCTTGTAGATACATCTACAGAAAGTTCGGGATATTTAAAAATAACTTCCGATAAGACAAAGGTATTAGAAAATCAAAGTATTACTTTTACGGTCGAGGGTATCAATATGCCCGTCGGATCCAATGTAAATTATAGAATAGTTCCGAAGCCATATACTTTGGTATCAGGCGAGGTTATATCGCCGAACATTAACGATTTTAGTAATTTAACATCCTTTGTGGGTTCATTCCCAGCATTATCAAATGTGGCCTCGGCAAATGTTTCTAATATAACGTTTAATATACTAGATGATTTCGTATATGAACCTACACAATACTTCTATTTGGTTGCTACACCGGAAAGCAGCAGATATTTACCAGTATCATCTAAAGTAATAAGTATATTAGATTCCGGAAACATACTAATAAGTCCAGATCAAATAACCTCCGGAAATGTCAGTGTTTCTTTTTTAGAAAAAGCAGTATTAGAAGCCAACGTTGGGGCAATATCAAACAAACCCGGATATTGGATAGATACAACCGGACAGGTATCTGATGCAATGGTCATACAAGGTAAAGCGTTGGACGCTACAGAGGAATCGTTAGTATTGTATCAACCGTTTTCTTATGTAATACGTTCATCGTTGTCAATAGATAAATGGAGAGAATCTGTTAAAACTGTGCTACATCCTGCGGGATTTGCATTATTTAGTGAAATAAATAATGAGACAGATCCGAATAATATTAATGATGTTAGGGTAAATTCACCCAATGATTCTGAAGTATTTACATATTCTACAACCACAATAGATAGTACACTTGGATTCTTTAATGCTAGTAATATTACATATACTAATGCGTTAGGTACTTCTCCACTTGCAGTGGATACTATCTTTTTACAAACTAATCCACAATAAATAATAGATGCCTAATATAGTAACAAACAAATTAAGAATAGATAATGCTAAGAATTTCAAGAATGCTGTATCTGTAACTTCAGGCAATTCTTTATATCTTTTCTTGTCCAAACCGTCACCTTGGTCTGACGATAATACTGCACCGGATCCACAGGATTATTCCTTAGATTTAGCAAAAAGCTGGGACGAAATGGTAAGTTTGAAAAGAATATTACCCTCTGATATTGCACACGTTGTTAAAAGAATAGATTGGGTAAAATATACAATATATGCAGCATATGATAATTTAGATACTGAACTTTTTACCAAATCTTTTTATGTAATAAACTCAGAATTTAATGTATATAAGTGCATATACAATAATGATGATCAACAATCTTTAATTGAACCAACTGGAATTACTTTAGATATAATTACTTTGTCTGACGGGTATCGTTGGAAGTATATGTATTCTGTCGGAATAGGTGACCGATTAAAATTCTTAACTAATAAATGGATGCCTGTTTTAACAAACGATGATGTAATATCAAATGCAAAACCTGGTGCAATAGAACAAATAAAAATATTAAATGCCGGATTCGGGTATAGTTCAAGTTCTTCTATAGTAATTGAAGGCGATGGTTCATCTATTTCTGTAACACCTAAAATAGATTTGGGTGTTATGTATGATGTTGTATATTTTAATACAGGTAGTAATTATAGGTATGCTACTGCAAGATTAGTTGATAGTGCAGGAACTGGAAGATATGCAAACATTCAGCCTGTAATAAGCCCATACAATGGACATGGGTATGATCCGGTCTTGGAATTAAATGCAAGTTTGTTAATGGTAAATTCTAAGACTACTTATACTGAAGGCTTTGGAGATTTCCCAGGAAGTTTTTCATATCGCATAATTGGTATAGTAAAAAATCCATTGACAGCGAATGGAATAATTGCAACAACAACAACTCTAAGTGCTTTACAGGGTATGACATTAAATACCGCATCAAACAATTTTAGTCAATACGAATATGTACAGGGTGGTCTAAGTAGTGCTAATGCGTTTGTAGTTGTATCGAATATAACTGGCGGTAACGGATACGTTAAATTTATTCAGAATTTTGATTTAACTAGTAATTATAGTATGTTCATTCCGGGAGAAACTATTATAGGCAAAACATCTGGTGCTATAGCAACAGTTTCAAATTTAACATATCCCGAGATAACAAAAAATGAGGGCGATATTCTTTACGTAGAAAATAAGTCTCCTATAATTAGAACAACAGAACAGACAGATAATTTACATCTTGTAATAGAATTTTAAGGAACACAAATGGCAACGACTGCAACATTAAATTTAGTAACTGCTTCAGCTACACCTGAAGCAACTAAAGTTACTCCATATTTTGATGACTATTCCGAAGATAAAAACTTTCACCGCGTATTGTTTAAACCGGGAGTGGCTGTCCAATCTCGTGAGTTAACACAATCTCAAACTATACTACAAAATCAAATTAAACGAGTAGGCGATTATCTTTTTAATGATGGCCAAAAAGTAACTGGATCAAAACCAAGTGTCAATTTAGATGTACGTACTGTTAAAATAACAGGCAGAAATACTATTAACCAAAGTATAACTTTAAATGATTGCCTTGGAAAATATGTTACAAGTTTAAATTCTGAAATCATAGGATTCGTAGAATTCGTATATGAAAAAGATGATCCTAAGATAGGCGACCAACCTGCAGTAGTTTTAAGTTTGAAAAGATATAATACTACAAATAATGGTATTTTTGCTGAAGGTGATGTATTATATTTCCATAACACCTATTCACAAGCATTAAATGGTACAGCAACATCTTTAATATCTGTTGTAGAAAATAATATTATTAAAAATGCAATAGGTACTTGTACACCTTTTTCCAAAATAATTAATTTATCTACAGCTAGCACATCTATTGAAGTTGGAGATTTAGTTGTCCATCCAAATATAACTAAATCAATTTATGTAACTGAGATAATTAATCAAACTCATTATGCTATAAGCGAAGCGCCGGCAACAACATTTTCTGGCGAAAATATTCAATTCACTAAATTGTCAACCTGCCCATCATCCATAGTAACACAGGACGAGACATATTTTTATAAGAATGGGTTTTTAGTTAAATGCCCTAGACAAAAAATTGTACCTGATAAAAATACAGCATTTCCATCTAAGATAATTGGTCTATATGTAACGGAACAAATAATTACAAGCGAAGATGATGCGTCATTATTAGATCCTGCCCTGGGAAGTTCTAATTATTTTGCAACAGGTGCCGATAGATTAAAAATAGATTTATCCTTGACTAGTTTTGACATGGATATAAACAGAAAAGCAGATACAGAACAGATAATTATACCTGTACTTGTTTTTAATAAAGGGTTAATTGAAAATGTACCTGAGACAACAGTATCAAGTGAGATACAACAACAAATTGAACAAAGAACATTTGATGAATCTGGTAACTATATAGTTAAACCATTTACTATTACACCGAACGGGTCTGCTGTAGATGACACACTATTGTTTAATGTGTCTAGTGGTAGAGCATACGTTGCTGGACGTGAGGTAAGTACAATTTCTGGTACAGAAATATCTTTACCTAAAGTAACAACTACTGATACTAAAACAGGTTACAATATTACTACATCGCAAGGTAACTATATTAAAGTTACTAATTTAAATTATGGTGGTAGTAATATGCAACTACCAAGTGTACAAACCAAATTGCAGGGTGAGATGTATTTGGAATTACACAATGTGGAAAATCCTTCATCTGGAACTACTGCAAATTCTAAGGTTGGAACAATACTATTTAAGAATTTGGAATACGATAGTTATCTCGGATCAGGAAATGTTCAATATAAATTATTCTATCATTACTATTCTCCAGTATTAGAAGCACCTACAACCTGGGCAGCATGGAGTGAAAAATATAAAATATCTGTGGCAGATGGGCAATTTATTGCTAACGTATTTTATTCTTCTCCGGCAGCTAATACTCTATTAGGTAATTACGGTGTTGCAAGCACACCGTGTTTTGCATTGTATAGAGAACCAGGAACAGATGAAACTGCATATTGGTATAAAGAATGGAACGATGTAGACAAACGTGATATATCTAAAACAAAGTCAAGATTTGCTACAGCATTATTGGCTGATACTACAAATTCAGATTATGCAAGAATGCTATCTAATACTAAAGCATTTTATTCCTTTAGTAACGGAAGTCCATTCATTGACGGCTTATTAAACATCAAACAAGTTAAAAGTATTTTAGGTGTTAACAATGCCCAAACATCTCATTATACTGGAACAACATATGTTGATCCTTTATTCTACGCAAAGGTTGCACCTTCAGCAATTGATTCGGCAAATAACGTAATTATATCCGACCCAAGACCATCTGATTTATTGGTATTCCGTATACCTAAGACTGCAGTAAAATCTGTAGATAATTTAAAAACTACTTATTCTAAAACTATACAGGGTGCAATTTTTACAGCGGGTGTATTTACTAAAATAGTATCTAACCCAGAAACATTTGCATTAGGCGATGGTGTAGTAGATGCAAGCACTGCACGAGCAAACTTCATTGTTGCTATAAGAACAGGTGCAACTGCGAATGTTCCTTTAGGTGCGTGGACTTTTGAAAGAGGCACTGTAACAATATCTCAAGACTCCGCAATCTTAACTATAGACTTGGGAGATGCTACATATACAGGTGTTGCGGATATAGAATATGTTGTAGAATCAAATAATCTACCCCCAAGAATTAAAACTCGAGTAAGCGATGCATATCAATTTGCTAATGTGAATATTGTAGATTATAAGTACAGTACAAATATTGCAGACATTGAATCCTATAATGGTGTATTTAAATTAAATACTACTGATGCATTTAAAGGAAATTGGTTATCCAACGTATCATATACTTACAACGACATTGTGGTTAAAGGTGGTTCTACGTATAGGGCAACCTTACCTAGTTCAAATGTATCTGTTACAACGGCAAATACTTGGACAGCATTAACGGATATTAGTAGTAGTCTGTGGATATTATCCAATGGACAAAAAGATGGTTGGTATGACCATGGGTATGTTCAATATGTAGGATCATCCGGATCTTTACCTGGCAATGTTTTAATAACATATGATTATTTTACGCACGCAGGTGAGGGGCCGTGTACTGTAAATTCATATCCAGCAAATACTATAATTTATGCATATACTTCGGTAATAGACGCAAAAAATTATAATCTAAGAGATTGTTTAGACTTCAGACCAAAACGTGTAAATGGCAGCCCATATCTAAACTTTGAAACAGCAATCTTCCCAACATCCGCAGTTAATACAGAAGCAGATGTAACATATTTCCTTGCAAGAATAGATAAATTATATGTTACTGCAGATTCCAGAAATTTTGAAAATCCATATAGTAGATTATATGTGGAACAAGGTATTGAAGTAAATAATGTAGGTACTGCTGCAGAATCTAATGCTGATAAATTAAAACTTACTATAGCAACATTATACATACCACCATATGCGACCTCATCCTTTGATGTAAAAATTGTATATGAAGATAGTCGTCGTTTTACTATGGCTGATATATCCAAGTTACAAAAAGCAACAATAGCTTTAAATAGAACAGTTAAAATACATACTATAGAAATTGCAAATCTTAAAAATCCAGTTTTAAATGATGCAGGTGATAATTTATTGAAGACCGGTATACTTGTTGAAAACTTTGTAGATTTTTCTAAAGCAGATGTAACTAATCAAGATTTCTTATGTGCATTTGATGTTCGCGGTGGGTTATGCTCTCCTTTATTTACAGCAACAGATATGCCGTTAGAAATAACTTCGGCTACTAATTACAGTATTAACGACGGAATAATTACCGCAAGATATTCGGAAGAAATTTTTACAAGTCAATTGGAGGCAAATCATTTTGTCAACCCAAATCCAGGTGGTATTAATAACGGCAGAGGTAGATCTAAAATCGGCAAGAAAAGTTCTTTCTTGGTTAATTTACTAATAACTCTCGCAGTAGCCTTTGCTATATTAACTGCATATTTTGCAATTACTACCTTGGCTGTTGGTTTTCTTGGTTTAACTGCCTCTGTATCTGCCGCATATCTTGCTACAACCGGACTTGCTTCAACATGGTTAGCAGCAATACCTGGCTGGGGCTGGGCAATTCTTGCAGTTGTTGCCATACTATATGTGGCAGGTGTGGATATAGGTAGTGAACTAGCAGATGCTGAGGATAGTGTAAAAGATGCTCTTGCAGATTTTGACGATTGGGTAAGTAGTTGGTAATAATAGAAAATTAACAGGAAATAAAAAATGGCTATAAGCAATAACATAAGCGCAATACAAAATTCGGCATTAGCCAATGCCCCTATTTATTCCGCTGCACAATTAATGAGTTTTTCTGTAACAGAAATGCCGCCTAATACTAGAATATACATTTATTGTAATGATATTAATATTACAGAGTTCTGCGCACCAGTATTGACAACAGCTCAAATTGGTCAACCGATAGTAACAAATCAATTAGGTACAGCCTCTGGATATTTGTTTATTCCCAGTGATCCAAATTCTAAATTTAAATTTTTAGTAGGTGAGCTCATTTTAACATTTGGGGATTCCCCTACAAGTGTTGCAGATTGTAAGTATATTTCGGAATCAATATTTTATAACTATGGTTTAGATTTTGTTAGTTCTGTAGAAAAAGATATTACAGCATTAAGACGCAATACTAGAATTAGAACCAACCCAACCGGGAATGCAGTAGGTCCAGATGTATCTCAATTAAAATTAGATCCAATGGCTCAGACATTTACTGTAGATGAAACTGTATATCCGTTGGGAATTTGTTTAACCGGTTTGTCTTTATTTGTATATCAAAAAGATGCCACATTGCCTTTGGCTGTTGAAATAAGACCGGTTGTTAATGGTAAACCTTCACTAACAGAATATATTACTGGTTCTTTTGTAGTTGTTGATCCCGCATACATTGATGTTTATGATGGGACTACTGGTTCTGCGCCAACGACAAATTTTCAATTTGATCATCCGTTGTATTTACGCCCAGGGCAATATGCATTTTGTGTATTAACTAAATCTAATAATTATGAATTGCTTGCTGCTAAAGCAGGAGACGGTAAAACAGTAAAACAGCCTTTTGCTGGAAAATTATATCTCCCACAAAATACTGGGGAATGGATTGCAAGTGATAATATAGATCTAACATTCGTTTTAAGAAAAGCTGTGTTTGATACGGGAACTGTTACTATAGAAATGAAATCTGTTTCTGATACTACAGGAATAGAATATGATCGTTTTAGATTATTAACTACGACTATCGGTTTAGCAGATATTGCATATACGGATTATAAATTATCCACAAAGACCGCAGGATCAAGAATACAGACAGATTACAAATCTATTAAACCCGGTTTAAATGCGGATCTATCAGGGTTAATGGTTGCACAAAATGCAGGCGACATAACAGTACAAGTATCTCTTACATCTAAAAATAAAGATGTTACTCCTATTTTAGATAGAGATCTAATTGGTACTCAATTATTTAAAACATACATTACGCCGTATTCTTATGATATTTCTCAAAGCGAATTAAGACCCGCAGGTGGCACTGCACAGTGTAAATATATTTCGAAGCCAGTAGCATTAGCAGATGGTTTTGATTCTACTGGCATTGAAGTTGCTTTAGAAGTTAGTAGACCTATTGGATCGGACATTGAAGTATTTTGTAGAGTACTCGCAAGAGATGATAAATCTGTATCAAATGGTATATACGATAGACCATATACTAAAATGCCTTTAACATTCCCAGGGGCAAAAACATACTCGGGAACAAAAGATATTTTTAGTACAGAAAAATATAAAATTTTAGATCCGTTTTTATCATACTCCAGTATTGCAAATGGATTATCCGCTAAATTTAATGACTTTGCATTTTACCAAATCAAGGTTGTATTCTATGCAAGCGATCCTTTATATCCTCCTAAGTTAAAATCATTAACGGCATCGGCTGTAATATAATGCAAAGTAATTATTTACCTATAGAAGGACAACCTGGATTTGTAAAAGATTCCAGGTCATCTGCTATATTGAATACAGATCTTGGTGCATTACAAGAATATAAGAATAAGCGAAAGCAGACGAAACAAATTCAGTCAATGCAAGAGGAAATAAATATATTAAAAGAAGAGCTTGCAACAATTAAAAATCATCTTAAGATAAGCTAACGCCATGCCAAATACAACAAATTTATCAAACGTAAATGTAGGATCATCTGCAAATGCAGGCGACGGTGACGTTTTACGAGAAGCCTTTATTAAGGTTAATACTAACTTCAATGCTGTTTATAGCGGTGGGCAGTATAAATCTTACATATCCGATACCGAAGATTTTCCAGGATATAGTTGGGACGGCGATACCAACACAGGTATGTATCATGCAGGCGTAGGTAAAATAGGCTTTACAATTAATGGTGCGCCTCATCTTATATTGGATGAAGCTGGAACTATCAGATGGTTAGGTTCAGAATTATCCACAAAG